GCGGTAGCGGCAAGCGCCTCCTGCCTGCGAAGCGCGGCGCGGTCTGCCCCTCTCTGCGTGGCATCGGCAGCCTGCTTGTTTTTGATGTCGGCATTAACGCGCGCAATTTGTGCATTGGCTTTGGCGGTTTTTGAGGCTTGCATAGCCTGAGTTACCTGACCAAACGCCTGAAGCCCAGCGGCAGCGAGTGCGAATGTTGGACTACACATGGTTTAACCTCATACTGAATTTGTAAAATTTCTCCCCGAGCATACCATATTCTTCTGGTTCGTTGTTCACAAAGAATCCCAGCCATTTTAGCCATTCGATTGCGCGGGTATTTTTGACATGAACATAGTTTTCAAGCAGCGCATATTGGCTAAAGCTCTTCATGGCTTCGCGCCTGCATCTGCGAAGAAAGGCTTTTGCGTGTTTATCAAGCGCGGTCGTGGCAATCATCCACGGCGTTCCGACTGGGCCGATGAGTGAATCGTTGACCACACCCCAGATGCAAACAGGTGTCCCGTCCACCAGTCCGACAAGTGCTTCGTCGCTGTTCTCTACACCGGCACGGATAGCCTGCTCTGGCGTGTGCATGGTTGCAGCCCAAAGCTCTTCCTTATCGGCACTGCGTACCATGTTGCTGACCTCACGGATATGGTACTCTGTCGCTGGCAAAATTTCTATTTTCATGAGTACCCCAGCACGCTTTCCGGTGTGATTGAATTGATGGTGATAGCAGTCGGCTCAATGTTGCGAATGCACACGCGCTGGCGCTTCGACCATTGCGAATTGAGGGTGATTTCAAACAGCTCGGAGTAAAGCGGAATCGGAAGGTCATAGCCCGTGTCTGGGTCACGCGGCTTGTACTGCATGAACTTGGAGGTTGGGCTTGTGACATCAATCACGGCATCATCAAAGCCATTGATTGAGGCGTAAAGGTCGCGGGTCTCCTGCACCGTCACAAACAGGCGCGGGTCGTTTGTCGTTTTTGCCTTGAGGCTTCCAGGCGCGCGCTCATCACCGGCGATGTCAAGCGTCTCAAAATCAGAAACATAGCCAAGCCCAGCATGAACAACAGCGGCTGGGTCGGGCAGCGTTAGGACACCAAGCGCACTGAATGTCAGCTCTTTGACCACGTTGCCATCAGCCAGAACAGCGGCAGGCTTTCCTGCGAGGTGTGAGAAATTAGTAAATGTCGTGCGCGCGAACTCCCAGTCCGTGCGCGCCGTGGCGCGGTGTGTGACGGGGACGAGCTTGGTTGGGATTGCAGAAACAACCGTACCTGATGTGAAGGCGGTGATATTGAATCGCAAAGCTATCTGCGTTCCCTCGGCGTTGATGTACCAGAAAACAATCTGGTTGCCGACATCAGTTGACCTAAAAATGCTGGTGCTGGCGGTGAGCGTGAGAATTTCGGGGCTGTCCCACGTTGTCCCGCCCGTGACCGTGATGGTCGTCCCAGTGGTGTTTCTGCCATCGTAAGACAAGCCGCAATCAACAAAAAACTGGTCGCGCGCTTTGGTATTGAGGCGGGTATCGGTGGGGATTTGCCTGCTGGCGTGCTTTTCTATGTATTGCACGGTTTGACCGTTAATCGTGCGCTGCACTACCTGATAGGTTGATGTCTCGCGCCCTTCGCGGATACATGCGACCGACTTATAAAGACCATCCGTATCGTGGCGATGCCACGCAAAGAATTTCTGCTCCTGCATGAACGTGAAGCCGTTAAGCGCGCCATCATTCATCACAGTCCAAACCACGGATAGCGGCCGGCGCTGGAACGCCCAGTCAACCACGGTTTTTCCTTCGAAGAGGTGAGGCGAACGCGCCGTGAGGTCAATGCCTGTGAACGAGTCAGAGCCGAAGTCATATTGCAATGACCGCACCACATCGCCCGTGTCTTCAACATAAATCGCGGTGTTGCCGACAATAATCGGCTTTACCTTGCTTGAGCCGGTATAGCCCTGCACCTCAGCCAGTGGCGTTTCAGTTGCGTCCAAGATGCCGTTTTGCCCATTGATGAGCTGCTCAGATGCTGAGGTGAGGGCGATGAGTTGCTTGAGCGGGAGCAAGTGCCTAATGGCATTGACTTCCGTGGTATCAAGGTCGAGCTTGAAGCTCTCATCAGCAAGGATGGGGTTGCTTTTACCAAAGAAAGCTCGCAGCCCAACACTTGAGAACCAGAGGCGATTTGGTGCATTGCGTGTGCCGCCCAGCGCGAATCTTTGTTTGTGGTATGCTGCGGCGGATGGGTATCCCTCATCAGCCGACCATGCAGCTCTCGCCCAGATGGTTGTCGCGGTGGTAGTGACGTTGTTTGGCAGGCGATTGATGACCGTAGCGGTGACGACCGTGGCGCTTGTGAAGCCCGTAATCTGCACGATGCCAAACCCTGAGTGGAGGTAATCCCAGCGCACGCCGTTATCGCCATCGGTTGCCGAGCCTTCCGTGTGGTCTGGTTTAACGGTTCCCGTGGTTGCCGCATTGAGCGCGATGTAATAATTTGCGCCGGCTCGACGAATATCGCCAATAGCTATGGTTTTGCCCACTTCCCACGCTTTTGTTGCATCGGACGGCTCTTGTTCAATGTAGAAAAGCTGACCGACCATTGATGCGGTGAACAGCGAAGCCGATGCGGTGATGGTGACTCCCGTGCCGCTAACAGCAGAGGCGATAACCGTTGTTGAGCCCGCATTCTTGTCTTGGAAAGGCCCCTGAGTTGATGCGAAATCAGTCACCGTCCATGCGGTGTTGCCCGTGCGCGTCACATCGGTTGGCTTGTAATCGGGATGCACCACGGTTAGGACATCGTTCTTGGCGGCATAATTAAGCTCAAAGACATCGCTTGCGTCCCACGGGGTCGTTACCGTGTAAATGCGCGCCATTGTGCCGCCGCTGGTATAGGCGGGGAAAGTAGTGCTGTTGATGTTCGCGCCCTGATAGGTTTGGATTGAGAATGTCGTGGCGGTAAGCACGGTGAGCTCCAAACGCACTCTGATTGAGAAAATCCGCACGCGCCATATCACCCCACCGAGAATCCGCTTGGATAGTAGCCGCTTCCAGTCGCGTTCCCGCTCACATCGCCGCAACCGCGCACATTCACGAACTCGCTTTGTGGTTCTGGGTCTTCCTGTGATTCGCGGTTTGAGAACTGCACTGCCTCGGCAAGCCAGCCTTGGAATTGCTTTTGCGCGTTGCTGACAATATCGGGCGATACACGCAGAGGCATAGCGACATGCGCCGCAATCGCCATGACAAAGGCGTGAGTGAAGGTTGCTGAAAATAGTGTCGGGTCGGTAATATCAAGGTTGTACTCAAGCTGCGCGTCCGGCATGTCGCAGTAAATGGCTTTGCCGTACACGTCATCGGTACGCATCACCTTGAAGGGAATCTTTTGGTCTCTGCCTGGCGTTCGCATGGCGGGATTCACAATTCGAATCGCATACACGCAGTCGGCTGGGTATTTGTAGCGAAATGCCCAGTGTGGGCTATCGGTTCCGAGGTCTTGAAGGTCAACGGTTTTGCCGGCGAAATCAGGCCAGTGCCTCACCTCAAGGAGCAGCTTACGCAACTGGTCATACCAGAGGCGGCATTGAATAGCCTCGTTGGATTTTTCGGTATCAACGCCTACGATGCGCGAGTTCACGCCAATCGTAGCCAAGCTCATGTTGCATATTTCGTCTTTGCTTGCCACAGTCACCCCCTGTTATTGAGGGCGGAGAAACCGCTAACCGAGAACGTCCTGGTTGCCAGTTCCCTCTGCTGCATCGCCGCCCGCTGTTTCGATGGTAGCTTCAGCCGCCGCTGCGTTTTCCGTAGCGACTTCTTTCTCTACCTTTGCGGCATCTTCGTTCTGCTCGCGCATACGAAGAGCTGCCATATTAGCCATGTACGCATCGGTCGATATTCCCTCGGGCGCTTGGGGTTTGAAAGGTTCTGCCAAGCGGGATGGTGTATTGACCATATGGGACATAATAGGCGGAGCAGGCTTGCGCTTTTCCTCGACCGGACGAAGCCAGCGAGATTTCATATAGACAACCGCCTGAGCGTCCGTAAGCTCAACTTCGGTTCCCTTTTCAATGAATCGGTACGGATTCGCCAGCGTACCGTTTTCAAGCGCATAAAACTTTGGCATAGTTTTCTACTCCGCCTTATTAGGTTATTGTACTGCGTAGCCAGAAGTGTAAGCGCGGAACGCAGCAAGGTCTTTCGCCAAGAATGACGTGAACCCAGATGCAGTCAGCGTACCACCGGCAACGGTGTACAGGACGCGGATA